CCCAACCTATGCCGAGGTCAGCAAAAGCGGCAAAGGTATCCATCTTCACTATATTTACACAGGAGACGTGTCCAGGTTGAGCCGTGTCTATGACGACGACATCGAGGTCAAGATATTTACCGGGAAAAGCTCACTCAGACGGAGACTTGCGCTATGCAACAACCTTCAGGTCGCGTCCATCAGTTCCGGACTTCCACAAAAGGAGGAGAGTACAACGATTGATTCCAAGGTTATCCGTGACGAAAAAGACTTGAGAACCAAAATCAAGCGCAACCTCAACAAGGAATACCACGGCGCGACCAAACCAAGCATTGACTTCATCCATCACCTGCTGGAGGAAGCCTACGCCAGCGGGATGAACTATGACGTCACCAACATGCGAAGCGCGATATCTGCCTTCGCTGCCGGCAGTACAAACCAGGCGGATACCTGCATCAAGCTGGTCAATAAAATGAAGTTCAAGTCAGAAGAGGCCGCGCTGCCTGCGGCAAACAATTCCGGGGAACATAAGCGGGTCTTTTTTGATATTGAGGTATTTCCAAACCTGGTTGTCGTGTGCTGGAAGGTCGAAGGACCCGACAAGCCCATAATCAAAATCATAAATCCACGTCCGATCGACATCGAGGGCCTGCTTCAAATGCGTCTGTATGGGTATAACTGCCGACGGTATGACAATCATATTCTGTGGGCAATCCTGATGGGATACAGCACAGAACAGGTGTACAACCTAAGCCAACGCATCATTTCCGGAGACCGCACAGCCTTCTTTGGTGAAGGCTACAATGTCAGCGAGGCCGATGTGTTCGACTTCTCCTCGGTAAAACAAAGCCTGAAGAAGTTTGAGATCGACCTGGGCATCCATCACCAGGAACTCGGGATGAAGTGGGACGAACCGGTGCCGGAGGAATTGTGGGACAAAGTTGCGGACTACTGCGCGAACGACGTGCTCGCTACCGAGGCCGTATTCAACGCCAGGCAGTCCGACTATGTCGCCCGGCAGATCCTGGCAGACGTAGCGGGGATGACGGTCAATGATACGACCAATAGCCTGACCACCCGCATCATATTCGGGAATGACCGGAAACCACAAGGCCGGTTCAACTACCGCGACCTGGCGTTGCCCGTGAGGGCGTAACGCGATTTTTACAGCCTCTATTATGGAACTAAATAAAGGAGGAAGTATGAAATGAAAATGGGAGAACTGTACAAACAAAACAAAGTGGATCTGAACACCACCCTGTCTATTGGTGACCAGATAAAAGTTGATGACATTGCCCGCTATGAGTGGGAACAAGGGGTCAACTGGGGTCTGGTTATCGGCGGAGCTGGGTCGATTATTTTGGGAGTTTTTGAGCTTTTCCGACAGAAATACAAAAAAGTCAAGAAATAGAAAAGTTCCAAACAAGAGTCTTACACGGGCTCTTGTTTTATTTAATGAAAAGGAGAGAAACCATATGAAAATCCTGAACAGTTTGTTCCCACCCATCGAGGTTACCAAACAAGGCAAAAAGGTCGCCTCCGTCTCCGCGCTTGTCTATATTCCGATCATCTTCGCCTACACCGGCCTGGCGGGCCTTGGGCTCAGCACCCTGCTCAAGAGGGATGGGAAGTGAACCGGATATTCAACCAATACGGACAGCCGATCTTTCAGGACTACACCCGTGGGATGACCCTGCCGGAGGGGCACAGCATCATGCCGTTCTTCCCAGGCTATGTGTATGACCACGGAAAATCAACCTATATGGGAGAGGAGGTGGGGGAAGGTGGCTACGTTTATTCTGAGCCTGGTATGTATGGGGACGTTGCTCTTCTTGACATCGCTTCCATGCATCCTAGCAGCATTATGGCTGAGCAGCTTTTTGGTAAAGATTATACTGATGTGTTTGGCGATATTCTTGCTGCTCGTCTTGCTATAAAACACGGCGAGTTTGACAAGGCCCGAAAGATGCTGGGTGGAAAACTGGATAAATACCTTACGGACGAGTCGATGGCCGAGGCCCTGGCATTCGCGCTGAAAATCGCGATCAACTCCGTCTACGGTCTAACCTCCGCCCAATTTGAAAACCCGTTCCGGGACCCGCGAAACAAGGACAACATCGTGGCCAAGCGGGGCGCCCTGTTCATGATCAACCTGAAGAACCAGCTTCAGACCTCCGGGACCCGAGTCATCCATATTAAAACGGACTCCATCAAGATCCCGGACGCGCATCCGGACATCATCAAATTTGTCATTGAATATGGAAAGGAATACGGATACACCTTTGAACACGAGGCTACGTACGATCGGATTTGCCTGGTGAACGACGCCGTCTATGTCGCGAAGTACAAGGACGGCAAGCATGCAGGGAAGTGGACCGCCACGGGGAAACAATTTCAGGTGCCCTATGTGTTCAAAAAGATATTCAGCAAGGAACCCATCGAATTTGACGACTTGTGTGAGACCAAGTCCGTCACGACCGCGCTGTGTCTGGATTTCAATGAGGACCTGCCAGAGGGAGAGCACAATTACCGCTTTATTGGAAAAGTCGGGCGGTTCTGCCCGATGAAACCCGGAGCCGGCGGAGCACAGCTTCTGCGGGAATCCACCGGGAAGAGCCGATTTGCTTCAGCGACTGGGGCAAAGGGACACCGCTGGATGGAGTCCGAAGTGGTCCGCTCCCTGGGCAAAGAGGCAGACATTGACCGAGGATATTACGACCGGCTGGTGACAGAGGCCATCAGCACCATTTCCGAGCATGGGGATTACGAGTGGTTTGTTTCCGACGACCCCTACCGGGCGCCGACCGTTCCGGGGGATATTCCACCCTGGGATTAACGCGTAATTTTCATGCACTATTATGGTAATAAATACATATTTAGGAGGCATGAAAATGGAAAACTTATTGGTGTTTATGTACGGTTTGGATCGGAACTACGGTGTCGTGTGTTCCCACTGTCTGAGAAAGCAACAGGCATCCAATCTGACGATGATGTACGAAGCGGCGAAGCTTCGCAGAGATCATCCGCAGATTGAAGGCGTGTATGCGATCAAGGACTGTGAGGACATGCGGGATGCGTATAAAGATGCAAGACGGACAGACAGCATGGAAGACAAAGTCATATTCAAGGTACTTTTGGAAACGGTAGGTTATTGCCTGATATAAAGATTCGAGCCCCGCAAGGGCTCTTTCTTTTAGATTTTGGAAGGATAACACCCATGATCGAAAAGATTGCAGGGATGAAAAATGGATACACCATTGGCCCCGACAGTACGAATGAGGAATTTCAGCGCATCATCAAGTCACGAAAAGGTGTACGGTGCATCCTTGTTAATCGAAAAACCCGAGCACACTTTCAGGTGGGACTCATGGGCAGGGACACCTTCACAATCAACAACCGGATAAACGACCAGGAATTCTATATCAATAATTTTCTATAAAGGAGAACACAACATGGCATACAAAGTAGTTGACAGTCTCGTGATCGAGAACGCGCGCGTTATCTTCCGCAACTTTTCCGGTAAGGAAAGCAAGTATAACCGGGCAGGCCTCCGGAACTTCTGCGTGGTGATTGATGAGCCGAAACTGGCGCAGGACCTGCTTGAGTACGGGTGGAATGTCCGGATCCTTGCCCCGCGCGAGGAAGGGGACGAGCCCCGCTACTACCTGCAGGTCGCCGTAAGCTTCGATCATATCCCGCCGAAGATCATCCTGGTGACCAAAAACAACCAGACGCCCCTGGATGAGGAATCCGTGGAGACCCTGGACTATGCGGAATTCCGCAGCGTTGACCTGACCGTCCGGCCGTACAGCTGGGAAGTCAACGGGAAGACCGGCATCAAGGCTTACCTGAAGACGATGTACGTCACCATCGAGGAAGATGAATTCGCCGACAAGTATTCCAGCAGGGAATACCAGGAAGCTAAGGTCTGATCATATTCCGGGTGCCGGTTACCTTACCGGTTAAATGTCCACCTCTGTCAGCAGGGGAACGTAGGAAACAGCCCGATTTTTACTCTGCGCGATAAATACACCTCCTATAATGGAAACAACTAAAATTTAAGGAGGAATAGCATGTTTGAAGGAGTCAAAGCGTTCTATCAGAAACACAAAGTGCCGATTCTTGTTATTGGTGGAGGTGCGGTAGCTGCAGTAACTGGAGTAGTTCTAAGTAAAAAGATATCGGGATACAAATCTCGTTATATCAGAATAACTGATGAACTAAACAAGTCTGAGCTATACGCAAAATACATCGAACAGGAAAACGAATCACTAAAGTATCTGGAAAGTATCGGCGGAGAGATTATAGACGGATGCTGCTATGCATCAAAAGAAGTTGCCAACCGATTTATGGAGGAGAAAGGTAAAACCTATCAGCTATCCATTCTTAGCCCGGAGGAATCTGCAATTTGGATTTCTCCGTACACTAGGAACTGAATAAATGATAAGAGGAGAACATCTCCTCTTCTATTTTTTCTTTTGAAAGGAGAAAAACATGGATCTTAATGCCGCAATTGATCGGGTCGAGGGGGTTATAACAAACCTCGAAAACCAAACCCAGTCCGCAAAACAAATGGGGTATATCTCCGAAAAAGACAGACTGTACTTTTCATTTGTAACTGAGTTGCACTTCAATCGCATTCTTCTGGATGCGCTGAACCTTAAGAGAGACACTCTTTATAAGGAGCAATCCGCCACATGGAAGAGGTATACCAATTACCTTCTTAATTGGTCCGACGCGCATCAGGATCCTGAATGCTTTGGGAGCTCCCCGGCAGACTTTGACGAGTGGAAAAGCTGGGAACGCCCCGAAGATGAGGAAGAGGTTGGCGGATACTATTTTGACGACTTTGGCAACTATATCCTGGCTGAAAACCAGAAGCTGCTGTGGAATGAATACATCGAGTATCTCACCGACCTGGCGAAGCGGCATAAAGAATCCTATGCCGAGAACCTGGCGCCGATGAGCTACAAAGACTGGACTGGGAGGAAATAAACATGAATGAAAACCAAACGTTCACGAGCCTCGATAAGGCCATCGCTCAGACCGAAAAGACCATAGACAACCTCAAGATACATATAAACGTTTATGGTCGTTTATGTGCTCGGGGGTTTGGGGAAGACCAGACGTACGCCGACCTCCTGAAGGAACAGATCCTCCAGCTGACCATCCTGGACGCGCTGCAAGCGAAGAAAAGAGCACTGAAGAAAGAAGTGCTGGAATCGTATAGAAACAACGAGAAGTGGAACTGGTATATCAAATCAATCCAGGACTCGATCGAAGACGACATCTGGGGCTACTATGTCCAGGCGTCCGGAATGAAGGTGCAGCCATGAAATTGATCGTCTATGACCCAAAAAAGATGACGAATGTTGATTTCTACTGCGAAAACGGAGCCATATATACCGGCAAATATATTGACATGCGGCTCGACCGGAAAACCATTCCGGAGGATTTTCATGTGTATGAGTGCCGGCACGACGATGACGGCAACTGGGTTAAACCGGTCACCATTGAGAACGGTGTGCTTGTCAATTTTGCAGGGACTTTCCTGACAAAGACTCCGATTCAGTTCCCGAACGAGAAAAGGCAGTTCATCAACGTGGAAGACGCCTGCTTCTATGACAACGAAGATCAGGAAGGGCAGGCTGCCTCGCTGGTCTACCGGCTTCTGAACAAAACTTTTTGAACAAGCCGGAGGATTAACTATGCTTGTCTATAAATTTCTACTGACTCACAGGCTTGGTGATACCAAGATTGAAGTCCCATACCGGATCTATAAGGCACTAATGGTGACACTGGACCAGAATGAGACTCCCTGTCTATATGCTGTGGTGGATCTGGACGAAAAACGTCACGACAGTATTGTTGTGAGAGGGCACTGGACTGGTGAGATAATACCAGAAAACTTTTCCTATCTAAGCACTGTCCTCATCGAAGGGTTGTATTATCACTACTTTTGGCGTCGAGAGGAGTAATGATGGACGATTACATTTTGATTAAAGATTTCGTCTGGACCAACGAGCGGGCTATTGATAAGGCCGAGCGCCTCTACACGACCCATATGGAACAGGTGTTTTTGTTGGAAACGGAGTTAAAAAGACCGTTGGTTGGTACCCACTATGATGATCTGCGTGATGAGATGACTCAAAAGCTCAGATTTCACCAAACACAGGCTGGGTTCTACTCATATATTCTTCAAGTGCTGAGAAAATACAATAAAAAGGAGTAGAAATGCATATATACAAATTCCCCCTGACAACAAAAAGGGGCGAGACAAAGATCAAGGTGCCTTACCTGATCCTCCGGGCGCTCACGGTGGCCTGTGACCCGGAAGGAACGCCCTGTCTGTATGCTGCGGTAAACCCAGATGCTAATGGTATGGATACCCTCTGTGTGCACGGCTACTGGACCGGCGACAAAGCGCAGACAAAGTACGCCTACCTGAACACCCTGATCATTGAGGGTTTGGTGTACCACTACTTCTGGTATAGAGTCGAATATCGTCGAGAGGAGTAATGATGGCTGGCATATCGCTGTACCCCTACCAGATGGACGCGGTGGAGCACATGAAAAACGGCTGCGTCCTCTGTGGAGGGGTCGGCAGCGGCAAATCCAGGACGGCCCTTGCCTATTACTACATGAAGAACGGTGGCATCATCAACACAGAGGAATATTACCCGATGGGAGACCCGCCGAAGGATTTGTATATCATCACCACCGCGAGAAAACGGGACACCTTGGAGTGGGAGGGGGAAATGGCTCCCTTCCTGCTCTCAACGGACTCAGAGACAAACCTCTATCAACACAAAATTGTGATCGATAGCTGGAACAACATCGGAAAATATAAGGAGACAGAAGATGCAGTATTTATATTTGACGAGCAGCGCGTCATCGGCAATGGGAAGTGGGTTAAATCTTTCCTTAAGATCACTAAGCGCAACGAGTGGGTATTGCTTTCCGCAACGCCCGGAGATACCTGGCAGGACTACATCCCGGTCTTCATCGCAAACGGGTTCTATAAAAACCGGACCCAGTTTATTGAGGATCATGTCGTGTACAGCCATGCCACCAAATTTCCGAAGATTGACCGATATCTAAACACGGGCCGGCTCATCAGGCTCCGAGACAGCATCCTGGTCACTATGGACTATCACCGGGATACCATATCCCACCACGAAGACGTCTTTGTGAACTACAACGCATTCCTATACAAGGAAATCGGGAAAAGGAGATGGGACCCGTTCAAGAACGCGCCCATCGAAAGCGCGTCCGAGCTGTGTTATCTGTGGCGGAAAGTCGTCAACAGCGATCCCTCCAGACAGGAGGCGCTGCTGGGCATCATGAAAGAAAACCCCAAGGCCATCATATTCTACAGCTTCGACTATGAACTGGAGATCCTGAAAGGGCTGCCCTATGAAAAAGGAACAGAAATTGCCGAATGGAACGGGCATAAACACCAGCCCCTGCCTTCGGGAAATGCTTGGGCCTATCTGGTCCAGTATACTGCCGGATGCGAAGGATGGAACTGCGTCACGACAGACACCATTATATTTTTCTCCCAGAACTACTCCTATAAGGTCATGGTGCAGGCTGCAGGACGTATTGACCGGCTCAATACCCCATTCACAGATCTCTATTATTATCATCTCAAAACAAGGTCCGGTATTGACCTCGCAATCAGCAAGGCACTCAGGGAAAAGAAAAGTTTCAACGAAGGGAAGTACGTGAAGTGGAAAACGAATTAAAGTGGGAGCACTCCTACGACAGCAGGCTCATCCCGGCATATCGCGTGAAAGAGAGGCTCGAGGCATTCAGGATCAGCCTGAAACGAGAGTACAGCGACTCAGAGGCCTACGCCGTGAAGAAATGCATTGATATTGTCGATGGGCTTGAGGGCGTGCGCGTTTCATTTGTAAACCCATCCATATTGCCAGACGATTGACGGAGGAAAATCAATGAAAGCAAAGGAATACTATGATCTCTACAGCGAGGCTCTGTTAAACCCCTCCCGTGACCTTCCTTCTCGTTCTGTGATTCCGGTGCAGCACTACCCCTTATGGGACCAGGCTACCGTGGAACAAGCCCGGATTGACGTCTACGACGTGTTCCAAGCCTTCCTCAAAGAGATGAAACCACTCATGGACACCAGACACGGTCGCAGTATTCAGGCATTCAACGCTGTTGCCAGGGAGCAAAACCAGAAGTGGAACGCCTTGTGCGCACTTTTCGTGAAAAAACACGGAAAGAGCCCGCTCAAGGAGGACTACTTCGCCGACGAGTACGACAACCTGAAGAGGCAGTTCATGAGCGAAATACAGGCAGAAAGGGGCACGGTATGAGTCAAAATTTGTACGGCCAGGTGGAAGTGTATGACCAAAAGGAAGAAGTCTGGAAGCATGCCCCGCTGTATAAAGAGACCGAAAACGGGGAATATAAGGCGGTTGACCTGTTCAGGGGAGGCCGAATGACGGTGAACGCGGTGATGGGAAAAGAGTTTTTTGACCCGGAATTTTTTGATCAGGAAAAAGGTATGCATGAACTGAACGTCACCATCGACGCCATTATATCCAACGCCAAAAAAATCAAGTTGAAAGACCTCGCCAAAGAAACCTACCACAATGTCGCCGGCCCATTGCTTGGACTAAACACATCGTCTCAGTTCACCGAAGACCAGGTTGAGTTTACATGTTATACGGGCTTCGATATCATGCTGCTGGAGGTCCTCAGTAAACATATATCAAAGTCGGCAAAAGAGTTCTTCGACGAATATTTCGGGCATATCAAGGCCGTCATCCAGGCAGTCAGCGCTGCGTATGGCGTCTATGATGACCGACATATCCGGGTCATTCTCTACGGACTGTAAAGGAGAAACTATGAGTATTCACGCCGATGTTCTTATGGTCCAGTGCCCCAGCTGTGAGGGGCTTGACGTCATCAAAGGGTCCAGGCAAACAGGCGTACCATACTGGAAGTGCAAAACCTGCGGGAAAACATTTACCCTGACCTCAAGCAACGATGAATGCATCTTCTGCCGTGGACCTCTCTCCGAGGGGCAGATGATCTGCTACAACTGCGAACGCACCTACTCATCAAAAAAATAGAAAGGCCGCACATGAACCATATTTCTGACAACGCGAAGACAATCCTGGAGGCGCGGTATCTTCGCAAAGACGACAAAGGAAACATCATTGAGAGCCCGGAGGACATGTTCTTCCGGGTTTCTAATTTTTTATCGGACGGGGAAGACCACCTGGGAGAGCGGTTTTATAACCTGATGACCAACTTGGACTTCCTCCCGAACACCCCAACCCTCATCAACGCCGGAAGACCCAACGGTCAGCTGTCCGCCTGCTTCGTGTTGCCGGTCGATGACAGCATGGAGAGCATATTTGACGCGATCAAACACTCCGCCCTCGTGCACAAAACCGGGGGCGGCACCGGCTTCTCCTTTTCCAGGCTTCGTTCCAGGGGCTCCAGAGTATCTACAACGGGCGGCGAGGCCAGCGGGGTCATATCCTTCATGCGGGTGTTCAACGCCGCTACAGAGTCCGTAAAGCAGGGTGGCGTGCGCCGTGGGGCCAACATGGGCGTCCTGCGGGTAGACCACCCGGATATCTTCGAATTCATCACGTGTAAGGATGATCCTAAGGAGTTCAATAACTTCAATATCTCTGTCGGGATCACTGATAAATTCATGGAGGCTGTGGCAAATGACGAGCCGTTTGCGCTTGTTAATCCACACAACCATCAGGTAGCCCGCACTGTCAGGGCTACAGACCTGTGGAAGGTTATTATCCACCAGGCCTGGAAGAATGGCGAACCCGGGCTGATATTCCTGGATAAAATCAACGCGGCCAATCCGAACCCGGAACTCGGAGAATTCGAGGCAACCAACCCCTGCGGGGAACAGCCGCTTCTCCCCTACGAGAGCTGCAACCTAGGGAGCATCAACCTGCTCAACTTCGTCAATGAATTCAGGGTCTTTGATTTCTCTGGCTTCCATGACACTGTCAAAACCGCAGTGGATTTTCTCAACGCCGTTCTTGACCATAACCATTTCCCGCTTCCACAGATTGAGGAAGCCACACTGAAAACCAGAAAGATCGGGCTTGGTGTAATGGGCTTTGCTGATATGCTTATCCGGCTTGGTATCCGGTATGACTCTAATCAGGCGGTCTCGGTCGCTCGTTTTGTCATGAACGAACTCCGTAATACAGCAAGGAAGTATTCCGAGGAAAATGGATACAACAACTCCACGGTCACCACAATTGCCCCGACCGGAACTATATCCATGATTGCCAACGTCAGCAGCGGCATCGAGCCGAACTTCTCCTTCGTCTACAAGCGCATATCCTGTGACAAGGAAATGTATGTCGTGCATCCCCTGATGGAAGAAAAATTGAAAGCGCTGGGTCTGTATACGGAAGACATTCTTAACAAACTCAGCCAGGGAGTGCCGGTAAAGGATATTCCGGAGCTGGTTAAAGCCGGGTTTGGCGACTATTGGCAAATCTCTCAGGAGATCCCTTCACAGGCCCATATCCGTGTACAGGCGGCCTTCCAGGAGTACACAGATAACGCCGTGAGCAAGACCATCAACCTCCCAGGAGGGGCCTCTGAGTTCGATGTACAGGATGCCTATATTGACGCGTTCCTGTCAGGGTGCAAAGGGGTCACCGTATATCGGGATGGAAGCCGTGACGGGCAGGTGCTGAGCTTCGAGAAGGTGGACGAGGCGGCTGATGCTGTGGAGTTGTTTGGCGGAATTGAGACACCGTTAACGACTTGTTCGGACGAATACCTATGTGAGCAGTGCGGCACAAAATTGGAGAAGGCGGAGGGATGCTCAATCTGCTACGCCTGCGGATACAGCAAATGCCAATAGAATAAGGAGGGGCTATGACATTTTTTCAGGTTCTGATTTGTTTTGTGATTGGATTCGCCGTAGGTGTCACGTGCATGTCGATGCTTTCTGCCGGGTCGGACGCCGATGATTGGAATGACGGATACTGGGCCAGGGTAAAGGAAGAAAGGAATGATAAATGAAGCTGAAAAGATGCCCTCAGTGTGACTGGTCCTGCTTTGAAATGGTAAGTCTATATGATACGCCATATGTGGCTAGGAAGTACCGAATCCAATGTAGACATTGTTTGTGGAAGGGGAAACCCAGCATATTCAAGTCTCTTGCAATCCGTCGGTGGAACCATAAAAAGGGTGAATTTACGGTCAGAAGGGAGAGATATCACTGATGGAGACGACGGATGTCAATAGCGCCAGCAATGGCTACACGTCTACCTATTTATATAAAGATGCAAGCGCTCTTGTAAGCATTGTCAGCGACTCCTTCATGGTACGCGATGTCCGAGGGCTTGTCCCGTACCGGCCGGTTGCAGAGATTGTAATACTCCGGTCATATTCCGAAAAACAAGGGCACGCAAGCAAGGTTTTAGACCAGATAATCAGCGATCATAAGGATTATGTCATCCTCGTAAAGGCTGCACCAATGCTGGACCCGGAGGTGATTGGGTCTGATAAATATGTGGAAGTGTTGAAAGAACTTGTACGCTTCTACGAACATCACAACTTTGCGAGTATTAACGACATAATCGGATATGAGAACGGTGAGGCGATGTGTTACCGAAATGAGGCGTATGAAGAGTTAATGGAAGCATTAAACAACTTCAGAAAAGGCAGCAAATAATCGTAATTTCTGCCCACTTTTATAGGCTCTGCCCACTTTTGTTTTTAAACTGAAAAACAGATTGTGAAAAAAGGCTGTTTTTGTGGCCACTTTGCCCACTTTCTGCCCACTTTTGAAACCCCAAAGTGGCCACGAAAAAGTGAGTAAAATCAACGGGTTTGAGACTTTCTGCCCACTTGCCCAGGCACTATCCTTACTTTGTTAAAAAACATACTTTTATTAGTATTACTAATAAATTCATTTTTTACAGAAGAGTAGGGGTATTAGGGTGGGTTTCTGGCCGCGACCGAAAAAAGGAGAAAAATTGATGTTTATACCAGCCAACCCCTTCCCAAAAGATTCATTTCCACAAGGATGGCAATGCCCGGTGTGTGGCCGTGTCATGTCCGGGGCAATCGCGTTCTGCGTTTACTGCTACAACAATCCGTCTCCCAGAAATGGCGGACAAAGCAATCCTCAGCCGTTTGGGGTTGAATATAAAAAGAATACCGGTGCTACGACGTTTAGGTTTGATGACACAACGAGCCTGTGTGGAAATTCCTTTACTCACGGATCACAAACTTTCGATGGAATTAACGCCACCGGCACTATCCCTGATCAAGACAACATCACATTGACCAGCCGAAAAGAAGGAGGTGTTTCCCATTGAGGACCTAAGACTTAACAACCTGAAATCATTTTTCCCATGGGCCGCTGACAACGCGGCGGATCTGGAGTGTTTTGGCAGTGACGTTCACGTGACCATGCGGGACGGCACCAAATTGATTTATGATGACCTGGACCAAACCATCCGTCGTCTTCCGGAAAACTACACCCAAATGTCAGATCATCAGATTGATCATGAATTTGGGGTACGGCTTAGACGGATTATGGCACGCCGTCGGGTTACTCAGAGTGATCTCGCAGGACAGCTCGGTGTTACACAGGGGATGATTTCCCAATACATCAATGGATACAGCAGCCCGAGTTTTCGGGTAGTCAACCGGATGGCAAATATCCTTGATTGCTCGGTTGATGAACTTCGCTGTACATATTAAGAAAGGTAAGGAATAAATATATGAAGAAGTAAATGTATATATTGGCCACCTCCTTTTCAAATACCAAAGCCTGCGCTGAATCAGCAAAGGCTTTTATTTTTTGGTTGACTTCTTACGCGAAAAATACATGCCCTTTTATGGAGAGAAAGTAATATTTTTAACTTTCTCTTTTTTATTTTAATGTTTTTATGAAAGGACGGAACAGTCATGTCACCACCAAAGCTTGAACGAAATTTTCAGGCTCATTTAATCAAGGAACTGAAGCAGCTGTTCTCCGGCTGCTTTGTTATAAAACTTGACACTTCCTATATTCAGGGAATTCCGGACCTTTTGGTTTTATATAAGAAACGATGGGCGGCGCTGGAATGCAAAAAATCTGCCAGCGCAAGGAAACAACCAAATCAGGAATACTATGTCGGCCTGATGGACAAGATGTCCTTCTCAAGATTCATATCCCCCGAAAACAAGGAGGAAGTGTTAGGTGATCTTTACAAAACATTCAAACCTCGTCGGCGAGCACGCGTTCCTGGGGGCAAGCAAGTATCACTGGATTAACTATGACGAGAACAAACTCGTTCAGAGCTACTCCAATTTTCTCGCGACCAGACGAGGCACGATGTTACATGACTTTGCAGCGCAGTGCATCACGCTTGGTCAAAAATTACCAAAAGTCCAGAAGACTCTGAACATGTATGTAAATGACGCTATCGGGTTCAAGATGACTCCGGAGCAGGTTCTATATTACTCGGACAACTGTTTTGGAACAGCGGACACCATATGCTTTCGTGGAAATACCCTTCGGATCCATGATCTCAAGACGGGCACCATTCCTGGGCATATTGAGCAGCTGATGGTATATGCGGCATTGTTCTGCCTGGAGTACAAGATGCGACCTTCTGAGATGCAGACTGAGCTTCGCATCTATCAAGCGGACGAGATCCTTTATCACAATCCTACAGTTGACGAGCTTGTACCAATCATTGACAAGATTATTACTTTCGACAAGATTTTGAACCGTATTAAAGAACGGGAGGAATGACCGATGAACCGGGTAGAGCGCGATATCCTCATGCATTACGGAATGCCTCGCCGTTCGGGCCGATATCCATGGGGCTCTGGAGACAATCCCTATCAACGGGTCAACGATTGGTACAACCGGGTCAATGAACTCAGGAAGAGTGGGATGAGCGACAAAGAGGTCGCAACCGCGCTGGGTCTTCAAAATTCAGATCATCTAAGGGTTGCCTATGGCATTGCACGGGCTGAGCGTCGAAAATATCGCGTAGACAGCGCGAAGACCATGTTGGAGGATGGAAAGAGCAGGTCTGAGGTTATTGATCGGTTAGGTCTTAAAAACGAGTCCTCTCTGCGGTCCCTTCTGGATCAGGGTGCCGAGACAAGACAGAATCAGGCCCAGAAGGTTGCCGATTTTCTGAGAGAGCAGGTAGAGACCAAAGGTATGGTCGACGTCGGCGCGTCCGTTGAGGGAAGCCCGCTTTTGAACTGCTCCAAGGAGAAACTTAAACAGGCACTTTATATCCTCCAAATGGAAGGATATCCGACCTATGGCGGCGGTTTGAAGCAAGTTACAGGGAAACACGGCGAACAAACCAACAATCAGGTTTTGTGCCCGCCAGGAACCGAGCATCGGGAGATATTTCCGGCGCTTCGGGAAGGACGGGTTCATTCTATCGAGGACTACAAAGTTCGGACCGGTCCAGACGGAGAAGATGTTATTGAGAAGGGGTTTGAATATCCCCACTCTTTTGATTCAAAGCGGTTGGCTATCCGGTATGCGGAAGATGGTGGAAACCAGAAGGACGGGGTCATCGAGCTGCGGAGAGGCGTAGAAGATGTTTCTCTTGGCACCTCCCGTTATTCACAGGTCCGCATTCTGGTGGATGGGGATAAATATCTGAAGGGGATGGCTATCTATTCAGATGATCTCCCACCCGGAGCAGATATTCTGTTCAATACCAACAAGTCAAATACCTCTTCAATAGGCGACGTTCTTAAACCTGTAAAAAAGGACAAGGATGGGAACCCAGTAGATCCTGATAATCCTTTTGGGGCCACTATTAAACCCAGAGGGGGACAGACACCCTATTATGATGAGAATGGCAATCGAAAACTGAGCGTTGTCAATAAGGTATCTGATGAGGGCGACTGGAAGAACTGGCATGATGCCCTTTCCTCACAGTTTCTGAGCAAGCAGAACAAGACGCTTATTCAGAAACAGCTGAAGATCGCTGTCGACGATGTTCAGGCTGAATATGATGATATTATGGCGATCAACAACCCGACAGTCAAAAAGAAACTGTTGGAGGACTTCTCCAATAACTGTGATCATGCGGCCGTCCATCTGCAGGGAGCCGCCCTCCCAAGACAGAAGTATCAGGTTATATTGCCCGTCACCTCGCTCAAGGACAGTGAGGTATTTGCCCCGAACTTCATCGACGGAGAAACCCTTGCCCTGGTACGATATCCTCATGGCGGCACTTTCGAAATACCTATCCTGAAAAACAATAGAAAACATGCGGAGTCATTGAATATAATTGGCAGTGACTCAACAGATGCCATCGGCATCAATCCAACTGTAGCGGCGCGTCTGTCCGGCGCCGACTTTGACGGCGATACGGTCATGGTGATTCCATGTAATTCCGATTTCAGCAAAGTAAAGATATCCTCGCGTCCACCGTTGCAGGGTCTTGTCGGATTCGACGCCAAGATGACCTACGGAAGTGAGACCCGGATCGGCGACGACGGGAAAGAACACTATTTTAACCGTCAGGGAACCGAGTTCAAGCGGATGCGCAACACTAACATTGAGATGGGCAAAATATCGAACCTTATCACAGACATGACGCTGAAAGGCGCTGACTGGGACGAGGTTGCCGCTGCTGTAAGACACAGCATGGTGGTCATTGACGCAGAGAAGCATAAGCTAGATTACAAAAGCAGTTATGAGGACAACAGGATTGCTGCCCTTAAAAAGAGGTATCAGCTAAGCTTTGACGAGGATGGCAACCCGAAGGTTGGCGGAGCTGCTACGTTGCTGTCAAAATCAAAGTCTCCAGAGTATGTGATCAAAAGAAAAGGCTCTCCTCAGATTAACCAAAAAGGAAAGCCTTGGTATGACGAGTCGCTTCCAGAAGGCGAGAAGATCTGGAAGACCGAATACAAGGTGAAAAACCAGCCTGGTAAATCGTGGTATGACCCTAACCTTCCGGAAGGTGCCGATATTTGGCGGCCTGTAAAAGAAGAGTACCGGATCACCCGCAAGGCCAAGGATCCTGTAACTGGCAAATTAATCATTGACGAGAGAACCGGAAGACCGGTCAGGATTGACACAGGAAAGAATACGGTCCGCACCCAAACCTCCACCAAGATGGCGGAAAGAAGGGATGCTATGGACCTCGTATCAGAGATGCGAACTCCTCAGGAGCTCCTTTATGCTGAGTATGCCAACAAGATGAAGGCTATGGCCAATCTTGCTCGCAAAGAGATGGTGTATGCAGGAAAGATTGAGTACAACGCCTCTGCCAAGGAAGCATACTCTAAAGAGGTCGCCTCTCTTAATGCCAGTCTCAACCTTGCTCTTCGCAATCATCCAAGAGAGCGACAGGCACAGCGTATTGCTACACAGGAGATTGAAGCGATCAAAAGGGCAAATCCCGATCTTTCATCCAAGGAGTTAGGGAAGCTCAGCCAGCAGAAGCTGACTGCTGCACGTTTGAAGGTTGGTGCTAAGAAGGACTATGTAAACATCTCTGCACGTGAATGGGAAGCCATTCAGGCTGGCGCGATCTTCGAAAACAAATTGAAACAGATCCTTGACAACACTAAGATGGATAACGTACGCATCCTTGCGACACCGAAATCGTCAAGACAGATGAGCGCATCCAAGATTCAGAGAATGGCTTCTCTAAGTACACAAGGCTACACCAATGCAGAGATTGCAGAGCAAATGGGCATTTCTCCCTCTGTTGTATCTGATTACTTGAAAGGAAAGGAGTGAATGTGATGGTAGTTAGCAAGTTGGCCTTAACAACAATGGATAATCCTTACGATCCGTTCACTCAGTTCAATGAGTGGTTCTTGTTTGACATCGATAAAGGGTACAATTCCTGTGGTTATCTAGGAAGAATTGCCAGAACTTCAGATGAACTCACCGATGAGGAGAATGATGAAGAAGTTGAACGTGCTATTGACGAGATAATTAAGTATGACTTCAGAGATATATACAGGAAGGTCAAGAACAAAGCATACGCCACCGCATAGGCACGGGGGGGGGTCGCTGAAAAAGCACCCCCTCCCCTCAT